TTTATATCCTTATCATTGGTAAAACAACAGGTACTACCAAGTGCAAAATCCCAGCACAAAAAAGTTGCTAAGCAACAAAGTTGCGTTTTTCTAAGATTAAACCATTCACCAACTACACGATATTGCTTGTAATAATTGTGAATGTATTTTTCAATTAAGTCAATGCTTAAATCCATTTCTACTTCATTAAATCCTATAGCTACACATTTTAGACTGCATCCACTTTGCGTAACTAATTCGCGTAATCTACGATAACAATTATAGGTTATACCAATTTTAGTTAATCCTGTTAATGGATTGTACAGCGCATATACGCATCCATCATATTGTCTTTCATAGCCATGCTCAATATATTCTTTTCTGTATTCATAAAATAAAAAAGACAAATCATGCAAATCAACCATATTAATACTCATTTTGTTGTTCAATCAATTCGCGGTAACGTTCCTTCCTGAACTCTGTGAACTGGTAAGGCTTGTTGTTGTACACACGGAAGCGCATATCATTGTCCCATGTAGGCAGTTCATCGTACTCGTCCATCAGCATCTGTTCAAATCGTGATGGTGTGGCACGCTTTGCTTCCGGTTCAGGTGCTTGTTCAATCTTGAGTTTATCCGCTGCCTGTTGGATAGCATCAACCACCTGCGGATGTTGGAACATTTCGTAAATGTTGTTGGTGCTCTGTTGATCCTTAACCATGCGATTGGTTACAGCATCACGTTTGCTGAAGTACTTGCGTATCCATTCAAAGAATATTTGCCCATCAATTCGGTTATACACGGGCCCATACTCACCCTTCATTGCCATGCGGAAGCAGATGCGGAACTCATCAACGCGCAGGTAGTAGTATTCCTCCATAATCAATTCAGCTGTGAGCATTAGCTGTTGTGGGTTCATAGGCTGTTGCAGGTTAAAGTACTGTTGGCATTCATCCATTAACGTGACCAATACACCCAGTGCTACTTGTTCGCCTTTTTGCTTTTTAATTTCACTAAGTGCCGGGGATGTCTTCGATGCCAAGACTTGATGCAAGGCTGCTTCGGTACTGCTTGCGGAATTGTTCAAGCTCACTATTTCTTTTCTCTCGTTCATTTTGATTTGGTTTATTGTTTTCAAATTTAGAATTATTGTTCATCCAGTTGCGGACTGCCGCTTCCCAATTTTTCATTTTGTTTTTGCCTACCATCCATCCATTGCTTTCGTAATGGTTGAAGAATGCCTTTGATTCGGTTACTACTTTGGCATCATTCCACACGTTCCCGGCTAATAAATTTCTTTCTTTCATAAAATTTAAAATTTCATCATACGCAGGAGCACGAAAGTGCGACCTTGAAACCTTAGCATTTACATTTTCATTCTCATTCACATTTACATTACCATTTACATTATCATTTACATTATCATTTACATTAGCTTCAACCTTGCTTACATCTTGCTTCGGTTTTGCTTCCTGTTTGCTTATGACTTGCTTTACCTTTGGTTTGTTTCCGTTCTCGTATCGCTTTTGGTTTGCATCTAGTTGTGGCTTGATTAAAGTGAACACGGTCTTAGCCACACCCTTCAACTCAACCTCGTTAAAGTTCAATGCGTATTCAAAGATGGCAGAATAAACTTGTGCCTGTGTATCGGCATCGAGTTCCTTAATCGCTTCGTAAAACGATCTATAAAAGACTGTGGATTCTCTCATAAGAATAAACCCACCACTACACACAAAGGCGTACCCTCAGCTGAATAGCTTATGGCAATGCGGTAGTGATGGGATTTAAAATATTTTTCATAGGGTACGCGTTGCAAAGATATACAACCCTTTCACAATTCCAAATTAGAATCGCAGATTTACTTTATCTCTGCGCTTGTAGTTGTAGATTTCTTCAATCAATGCCGTGTATTGGTCAACATCTGTGCAATGTTGCATTGCGGTTGGTTGAATCTTTAGCTTTTGCAAAAACTCAGTAAATTCAAAATTATTATTATGCAATAATTTATACATCGTATAGACAAAGGTTCTGCGTTTGTATCCATCGTAATAAGGTTCCAACAGAAATATTTTCTCAATAATTTTTTCTGCATCCTTAACCGATTTTACTTTAAGCATACCACAATTGAAAAGACCAGTGTTCTTATTGGTATGTATGCCGCTTAATAGCAACATGCACTCATTGTGTCCAAGCTGGTATTTATTTTTGAATTCTCGATATTGTAAATAATCCTTATATCCAAGTTCACAATAGCCATTCATGTAGTCATCAGCATTCCAAGTTTTAGATAATTGATTAAGTCTATGAACATGCTCTAAGCTATAACCATTACACACTACATAGTGCAAAGGAAGCTTCAGCTCATTAATTACATCGAATCGATGTTGTCCATCAATAATTTCATAGTTCTCATTCACAATAATCACGGTGAATAGATACTGCTCGGACATTGATTTCTTTAATCGATTAATGTGAAGCAGGTTTTTTGTTCTGTTGCCTTGTAATGGCTTGAACAAAAAGTAATCAGTTGTTGTGTGAACTTGATGCGTCGATGCAATCATTGGTTCTTTTTTAAATAATGACATAAAATAAAATTGATTTTGTTTGCCTACTCTGTAAGGTTTTCGGCTACCCCTGTATTATTTCCAAATAATTGTTGCGATTATAAAACCTACGATAGCACCAACAGCCAGTATCAAAAACATCTTGCTGTTGCTTGTGTCGCATTCTGCTTCTTTTACGATAGGTCTTGAAGTGTCTACCGGGGCTTTGCGTATCGGAGTGATAGTCATTTGTTTTTGACCACTACGACTGTGAGCTTTCTGAATCCGTGATTCTTTTTTAGCTTGCTTTATCAATGTATTAGCAAGTGTCAAGGTAGGCACATCACCTATCCAATATGTAACACTTCCTTCCTTCTTAATGTAATTGGCTTCTTTTAACAAGCGCAATAGTTTTGAACTGACTGCATACTGTGCCCTCAATGCTGATGCGTTAAACTCTTTTTCGTTGTAAAGTGTTACCATAAAATTGTAATACTTTGATGCTGTGTTTCTGCTCATTGCTCTAAATAAGTTTTAATTGTTTGTGTGAATTCTTCAAATGACCTGCACACCTTAACGCAGTAGCCTGCATTGATTAGCTGTGCGTGAACGATTTTCTGTGTGTCGGATAGTTTACCCTTTTCGGTTTTCATTTCAATAAATAGCGCGTGGTGTGGCCCGTTGCTCATGCATATCATTAAATCAGGCATACCGGGCATGGCTCCTTCTGATTTCAACAGGTTCCATCTACGCGCTCTTTGTACGGGTGTACCACCTATGTACACGCCATTAGGGAAGGAAGCGATTAAAACGCGGGGAAATGAGTATCTAAACCATTCCACGCATCGTTGCTGTATCTTCGATTCCTCGTGCTTCATTCGTGCCAAAGTTTAGTTGTTGCCCAAAAGTTCGACACGTAGTTAGCATCGGTCTTAATGGCTATAGTCGGCACGTTATTACGCAGGTGGTTAAACTCCCAGTATCCTAACTTGCTTACCTCGTAATCAAATCCTACCTGATGCTGGCAGTATTGTATAGTCTCATGCTCAACCGCTACACTAAAAGTCACAATATAGTTGAACTGATCTAAGTTGACTAAGTAATGTTGATGTAACTCAATGCCATCATCATTTACTACCTTTTGCCTATCTTGGTCATAAATCATTTTAGACCATTGCATCATGGTGTGTGGGTTAATGCCTAACCGATTTCGCATAATGTGGAATGGTACCTTGTTAATGTTCCTGCGTATGTACGCAATCTGTTTAGGAGTTGGTTTAAGTTCACTCATCGCCTTCGTGTTTAATAGTTATTGAATTGATTACTTCGCATACCGGCACATCCATCGCCTTTGCTAAGTTGACCAGCTGTGCAACTTTGATAGTACGGTAATCCATACACCAATTGTACAGGGTCTTTTTAGTAATGGGCGTGTTGCTCCTTTGCATCGCACGGAGTAGGGCAGCTTTACTGCCCAGTGTCCGCGTGATAAGTCCGTTAAGTTCGTTCTGCTTTCTCATAGCTTCGGTCGTAGTTGTGGATTCACCATGTAAAATACTTCCCGGTGCGATTCGCTAAACTTATGATGAAATACAGACTCATCAATAGGCGCGTATTCAGGGTCGCAAAACTCACGCTCTAAACGATCGCTAATTTCATCGGCATCATCATGCGGTGTAACCTCAATATGCCAATAGCCGCCCTGTGAATACACCTGCACTAGGTTACCATCAGGTTGCATGCAGCAGTAGTGTGGTGCATACTTTCCGCACTTGTAAAAGAAAGGTAGTGTTACCTGTATAGTATCCACTGTAACAGGTAACTTGTGTTTAACTTCGATTGTCATTGTATTGATTGGTATTAAAGATTAAAAAAATGGTTTGATATTTCGCGGTCTACATACTTTTCGATTTCATCCTGTAGCTGTTTTGAAAAATTGCTATTACCAATACTATCGGTAATGTTGATGTTCTCAAGATAAACCTCGTACTTTTCATCGCTAACATCAAAGATGCTATCGTGATCGTAAGTTGATGCTTCATAAGTAGCAGCGTAGCTAACTTCGATTTTAAGTGTGGCAGGTACTACTGCGCTTTCTAATTCAAAAGAGAAATGATACATATTGTTTTTGTTTTTGATTATCTTTGACGGGTACAAATGTACACCTTTTTTCTAGTGGTGCAAATTTTTACACCATTATTTTAGGTAAAAGGTCAAATTTTAACATTTGTTAAGGAATAGACTGCGTTAGTTACAATATCGCAAAGCATTACAACGCATGGCTGGATAAGGCCAGTAGGCTTGCACACGATAAACAGAAAGGAAGTGATCTATTGCATGAGGTGTTAGCACGTTTGATGGATAGGCCCCAGCAGGATGTTGAAGATATAGTGTGCCGGGGCAAGATAGAAGCCTACATTAACAGGGCCATTTGGCTATCATGGCACAGCGCACGCAGTGACTACGCTATGAAGTACCGCAAATACTACGAACTTCACGTAGAAAGGCAGGTAGAAGATACCAAACAGGACGAAACATGGATAGGTGCGTTTATAGACGGTGAGTATCTATACAACGCAATCGGGCGGTTGAACGAATTTGATGCAATCTTACTTCGTCTATACAGCAAACCCGATTTCGATTATAAAGAACTAAGCGCGGAAACAGGTATACCATATAGCTACCTGCGCACAGCCATACATAGAGCATTAAAAAGAATACGAGAATATGTTAAACTTCAACGTGCCATTGCACATTCAACGCGAGAGATTGAACACATGCAAAAAATGTAAGTTCTACAATACTACATTCGGCACATGTGGCACACCCATAATAGGTAATGAAGTAGAACCTGAAGAAAATAGCGTAACCTACTACAAAGAAAAGATAAAGCTATGCGGGTGCGTTATGGCTATAAAGGTAAAGTTCCGCTTTACATCATGCCCGGCACATAAGTGGCACGCCCTTAACTGGAAGGAGCATGAGATAAAAGAACTTGACGAATTTGTGACACGCATACACAAGGCAAACAAGATAGAGAGCAATGACCTTGCACAGTTATACGCATGGTATAGTAAAATCACAGGCACGCACCAACCAGTGAGCGGATGTGCGTCTTGTATACGTGACCTTATAAACGAATTTAGAAGACAACTAGGAAAAGTAAACGAAACAAAATAACAATATGCCATTACCAACACCAACAGAAAAGGAATCAGTGAGCGCATTCATTGCACGATGCATGAGTGACGCAAAGATGCAAAGTGAATACCCAGACTCACAGCAGCGCATAGCCGTATGCATTGTGCAGTATGAAAAGAAGTGATTTGTAAACATCAAAATAACAAATATGGGACTGCAAAAAGGAATGACCAACAACCCCAATGGTAGACCATTAGGTAGCTTAAATAAGAAGACCCTTGAGTGGGAAGAGTTCGGGCGCACGTTCGTAGCCGAGGCATTGCCAAAGGTTGCAGAATTCATTAACGAGTGCATGGATAGCCGGGATGAAGATTTAAAATTCAAGGCTGCAGGTCTTACACTGGATGTACTCGAATACTTCAAACCAAAACAGGCACGCATAACACATAGCGGTGATGAGAAAGCGCCTGTAATAATACAGGTGCATTCGGACTTGTAACAAAAAGGAATCAAAAACTACAATACAACAGAGCATGAAACTTAAGTTCAGCATAGCAGCTAACGCAAAAGGTGTGACACTTGGCAAGTACATCGACTATCAAAACGCAGTCGATAAGGCCGAGCAGGTGCGCATCATAACCGGTAAGAGTGCCGAAAGCATACGCCTGCTTCAATCCAGTGTGATAGATGAAATCATTATGACTTTTGAAGCTGCAATCAAGTTAGGCGGCAGCGACTTTGAACGTAGGGTCCGCATAGGCGCAATAGAGTTAGGATTTGTTCCTAACCTTAATGAGTTGACCTTTGGTGAATACATCGACTTAGATACGCACTGCGGCAGCATCTACAAAGACGGCAAGATAAACGGCGAGGCTGCATATAAAATGATGTGCATACTATACCGACCTGTTAAGGCTAAGTTCGGCAAGTACTACGATATCGAGCCGTATCACCCTAACGCCAAACGGAAGTATGAAGGTGAAATCCTGCAGCTAACACTTGACCATGTACTTAACGTACTGCTTTTTTTTTCGAGTTTAGAAATAGAACTATACAACAGTTCCCTCGAATATTTGGCCAAAGAGATAACGGAGATAGTGAAGGAGATGAAGGAACAACCCCAGACGGCTTAGCCGTTTACGGATGGTTTCACATCATTGAATCACTAGCGGAACGTGACGTAACAAAGTTTGATGCAGTGACGGAACGCGGAGCGATGGAGGTATTTACGCACTTGACATATTTAGCCGACTATGTGTATGTGCAAAAAGTAGAAATGAGAAAACGAAATAGATAATGACTAGTTACAACTATAGTTACAACGTACTTATTAATCGACTGGAAGCATTTGCTGCAGGTCACTTTTTGATTAAGCGCTTTACGCATGGACAGATTGACCTTGCCGACCAACTGCAGGACGATCAATATCCATTCATGCACGTCACACCGGATACGATTGAACCTGTGCAAGGTGGTATGCAGTTTGGTTTCCACATCATGTTTGCCGACATACCACGTGATAAGGAATACAAGGCAGAATATCAACGTGAAGTGATTAGCGACTGCATACGCTTAGGACAGGACTTAGTAGCTGAAGTACGAAATGGATTAGAACTATTCGGCTTTGATGTGCAGCTAGTCAATGACGTAGTGTTTGAGCCATTCATGGAAGAGCAAAAAAACACGGTCACGGGCGTAGCGTTTACGATTAAGTTGGAAGTGCCGTGGGACTGGAGCGCATGTGATATACCAGCGATATGGTCTGTTGGTGGTGCGGGTGGCAGCGGTGGTAGTGGCACAGGTTATGGCATCACACTTCAAACGAATGGTGTCGATAACATCGTGCAAACCTTGCTTAATCTACAGGCGGGCACGAACATAACCATAACCGACCAAGGCAACGGCACAGTTACAATCGATTCAACAGGTGGTGGTGGAGGTGGCAATGAGTATGTAAGTACGGAGTACAATGCAAACCACGTAACGGCCACGGGCAACCCGTATTTAGTAGGTGATAGGGTATGGTATAGCGGCAACGTTTACCAGTGCATAGCTAACAACGATGCAATCATACCAACCAACGCAACGTATTGGACACTTGTTGCACCCGGTAACAGATTGCGTCAAACTCCTGTTGATTGGAATGCAAGTAGTGGTGATTTTCAAATATTGAATAAACCAACCATTCCCGCTGCACAGGTTAATTCAGATTGGAATAGTGTAAGTGGTGTGTCGGAGATATTAAACAAACCAACTATACCAGCTGCGCAAGTAAATAGCGATTGGAACGCAGTAAGTGGTGTAGCTGAAATTTTAAACAAGCCAAGCATACCTGTTAATCTTGATGACCTTGCAGATGTAAATGCACCAACGCCTAGTAATGGGCAGGTGTTAACCTACAACACTACAACGAGCGATTGGGAAGCAGCAACACCAAGCGGTGGTGGAAGTGGTACGGTTACATCAGTTGGGCTTACTATGCCTGCACCAACTAACGCTGCATTCAGCGTAACAGGTTCGCCTGTTACTACATCTGGCACGCTCGCGGTTGCAGCAAATGGCACAAGTGATCAATACATTGACGGCACGGGCGCACTTCGCACACTACCATCTACAGGTGGTGGCGGTGGTCAGGTGTTCTACTTCAATGGTAACGTGTCACAGGGTACGATAGGTGGCAACGCATACTATGAGTTAGGCATCACAGCCAACACAGGGCCAGCGGCTAACTTCACACGTGCTACCACGGGCGTAATTGCTCGATTCATTACAGATGTAGGTTCACCTAACCACCTTGTAATACCTGCGGGTGTTTGGACAATAGATGTCTACTTAAGTGAAACAGGTGGCGGTGCTAATCATGCCCAAATACTTGCCAAACTTTACACGTACAACGGCAGCACGTTTACGCTGGTTGCTACTTCCACAATGGAAGAAATCACAAACGGCAACGTGCCTGACTTGTATAGCTTCACTATTTCAGTACCTACTACGGCAACAGCCGCAACCGACCGCATACACATCGAGTTTGATATTCAGAATACCAACGGCAAAACAGTAACACTTTACACTGAAGATGGCCGCATTGGTGAAGTGCATAGCACATACGCAATCGGAGTCAGTTCATTAAACGGATTAACCGATAGCACGCAGAACTTCGCAGTAGGTACATCCGGGACTGACTTTGCAATAGTTAGCGCATCTGCTACCCATACCTTCAACCTACCTACAGCCAGTGCTGCAAATCGTGGTGCATTAAGCAGCGCGGACTGGTCTACGTTTAATGGCAAGCAGAATAACATCGGACTTACTACGGTGGGTAACAATCTTGCTACGCTGCCGAATCCTAGCGCGGTTCGTTATGTACGGATTAATGCGGATAATTCAGTAAATACTATTGATGCGGTAACGCTATCAAATGAGTTATATGCACAAACATTAAATTTTTACTCACCGAGCACAAATACCACTACGACATCGGCTACGGCTGTTGATATTACAGGAATGAGTAGCTTAACACCATTTCCCGTAAATGGTAAATGGTATCTGATAAAATTAGTATTAGGCACAGGTTGTAATAATACGGGCGGTTTGAAAATAGCTTTTACGTGGACAGGTGGTAGCATATCAAATTTTGGAGGTAGTTTGATAGCATGGTTATCTGGTAACACCGCTCAATTCATGCAAAAAACTACATTCACAAGCGGTACACTAACGCCAGTCGCTACAGCGATAAACACAGCAAATAATGCAACAGGTTCACTAGTTATAGAAGCAAAGATTTTTGTGACAACAGCACCAACAAGTTTTTCCGTACAAGTAGCATCGGGAGTCGCGGGTCAAACATCTACGATATATGCAGATGGTTCATTTTTACAAGTTGAACGCGTTAATTAATACGATATGAAACAAATACTACCACTTGACATTTGGAGCGATGGCGATACAAAAACAGCCATTGCAGTCAGTCTTTACATTAGCTATGATGATTTGTCTACTCAAGCTGCATTAGTATATAAACTACATGATAACACTGGTAGCATAATCTACGAAGGCCAAATCTTTTTTACTGGTCAAGAGTATATTGATTGGGGAAGTAGTGGCGACAGCAATGAAGAGGCGTATGTACTTGCAGCATCACACTTGAACATTACGTTGGTATAATGGCTGATGCTTTTGAGGACATATTAAACGAGTATGCGCTTGCCGTAGTTGAGCGTGCGCAATCTAACCTGCGCATCAAACGCAGGGTGCGTGGTAAGGTAGTTAACCGCGTGGCATCGGGGCGTTTGCTAAACTCGTTATACTATAACCTTAAGATACGATACAACAAGCCAACTATTGACTTCACCGTGTCAAATGATGATGCGGGCAAGTATGCGGATGTGATTGAGTTAGGTAGAAAGCCGGGAGCAAAGATGCCACCTTTTAAGCCTATTGAGGACTGGATACGTATCAAGCGATTAAAGCTACGCAACAGGCAGGGCGAATTTATCAAGTCAACAGAAAGTGCAATTAAGAGCGCGGCATTTGCCATAGCCAAAAGCATAGGCAAGAACGGAATAGAAGGCATTAATTACTACGGCGAAGCAATAGATGATACATGGGACGAATACAAGGACAGACTAATGGAAGGATATATTAAATCAGTTGAAAACCGATTACTATTAAATAAAAGATAATGGCAGTAACTATAGAGGACCAGCCATACGCATGGGCGGTACGCGGTCAAAAGCTAATGATAATTGCATCGAGTACGGAAACAGCACAGACTGGATTTCGTTATGGTGTTGAAGTGGTGATTGACGCTAAGACGTACAACTTTTATCTACCAGCTGCACCCGATGGAAAGTTATACTTTGACCTTTCGCCATTGCTTGAGGACATGCGCAACTATGAGCCGCTCAACTTTCACTTTTCAACTGATGACACGGTTGATGATGATAAAAGCAAAAAGACGATTGACTTCACGCTTACCGAATGGTGGCTAGTTAGCGGCATCCTTACACTTAATGAAGGCAGCGAGGAAGTAGGAGAGCAGATGATAGCTATCAATGGCTACTATCAAGTGATAGATGGATATAAGCCAAACGTAGAAACAGGAACGCAAAAGGTAAAGTATTCGCTTACTAGCAATACTAGTTTAGCGATGAGTGATAGACAAACCGATACTCATTCATGGTACTTAGGCCCATCATGGTCATTTGGCAATCCTACGAGCGCAACTAACATTTGGATACCAGCTTACGAAAGTGACTATGGTGTACTATGCATTCCCGGCAATGATACTTATTTGAGTAATAACACACCGCTAAGTTTAGTCATTACAATTTTTTCAAGTGCCGGTGTACCAAGTAGCCAAACCATTACGCTCAATAATTACGATATAGAAGCATTGCCTGTTTATCCTGCTAACCTTAATGACTGGGCAGGGTTGACTATTAAGCCTTCACTATTCCCTAATTGGCGTTGTTATAAGGTACAAATTTTTAATGGCATTACGGTAAAGAGTATATCCTATACATTCTACAATACGGCCGTATATGGTCAATGTGATTGCCAAAATGATAAGATAAGACTTGGATGGGTAAACAGCCGTGGCGGATGGGACTACTTCAACTTCACAAAGCGTAGCGAGTTTACCGATGAGATAGATCGCAAGAAGTATCGCAGGGTGTTATTTAATGGCACTGCAGGTGTATTTGAAGCAAATGATAGAGGATTGCAAGAGCGTCGCAATTTAGTGCAACAGGTGCTAAGCATTACGAGTGATTACATCAGTGAGGGTGAGTTTAAGTTTTTGCGTTCGCTACTTGCATCTAATCAAGTCACATGGTTGACTGAAGATGCAGGTAAGCCTGTGAGCATTCCTGTAAATCTAGACGATACAAGCTATGTCGAAAAGAAAACACGTGACGGCAAGTTGTACAACGTAACTTTGAAGGTAAGAATCGCAAACGAATACTGGACATAAGATGCAAAGTGAAGTACAACTGATAGTAGGTGAATCAAAATTTCTTGTAAATGCAAGTGCTCAAAGTTCTGGAATTGGTGGGTGCTTGGGTATACGTGTATTTGAAGATATTAGTGCGTATATAGGAAATGAGTTGATTTATACTGATGCCATATACGGAACTGTAAAACAGCCCTATACTGTATTTACACCTTGGAACGGTACGTTTATGATTCTTGAATTAACAGGGTCATGCATTACTTATAGCTTTAGTGCAATGGGAACGGTTAGTATTTACAACAATACTCAATCATACCTAGACCTATTTGAAAATGAAAGCATCTCGCAGAACTGGAAGTTTCAAGACCTTAACAACTTTACATCACAGGGTGCATTTAGCCGCGAGTTCCGAGTTCCATTTAGCGAGAATAATCAAAAGGCATTAGGTGCGCTGTTTGATGTTAACGTGGATGCAGGCAGTAATAACTATTTTCACTACAAGCTACCAGCTGAAATCCGTGTGGATACGTTGCCCATCGCTACGGGTTACGTCCGCGTGCGTAAGGTATACAAAACCATGAACCGCATTAGCGAGGTTGAGTTGGCATTCTATGCAGAAACTCCCGACCTTGTGCGCAACATCGGGGAAAAGAAGCTAAGTGAAATCGCAGACTTGCCATCGTTAAATGAAGAGGTTAGTTATGCCAATGTAACAACGTCAAATGCTGATAGAGTTTGGACGATTTTAGACCGCGGTCAATTATGGAGTGAGAATGGTGAAGCCAACACGCGCTCACTGCAAGACCCTAACACGCCCGTATATCCTGCCGACCTTACACCTGCATTGAATTGGTGGTATTTGTTCAATCAAATTATTACAGATGCTGGCTTTGATTTGGTCGCGGGTTCATTGCAGAATATTCTAGAAACGTACTACATGCCGTGGTGCAATAGTCGATTCTTGCAAGGTAGCGATACCACAGGTGAGTTTGGATTTAAGGCGGAAACAAATGCGAGTTTTGTAACAAATGGATACATACCATTTAACACAGAGATATACGATAACCTTTCGGACTTTGACCCAACTACGTTTACATACACAGCTCCGGCAAGTGGTATATATACCTTTAATTTGAATTTACTAGTTGGGTTAACTGGTGCAAGTGCACGTGTGTTTATTCAAGCTGTTGTTAATGTTAGCAATGTAGAAAATGTAATAGACACTAATTTTTTTGCACCAACTACATGGAACTTTAGCCACTCACTTACATTAAACGCGGGTGATTCTGTTAGATGGTTTACATTTAAACAAGGTACTGGAGTTACTTCATTTTTAACAGGCAGTAGTATTCAACTGCAGGTTGCTAATTTGTACTACTCGCAAGATATTTTCTATCCACTAAACGCACCCGACATGAAGCAGATAGACTTTGTGACGGATGTAATCAAGATGCACAACTGTGCTATTGTCCCGGATAGGGCAATTCCTAACAAGGTCTATATTGTGCCACAGAATAGCTATTTGGGTAGTGGTGCCG